TCTTGTCGAAGTTCCAATCATTAGACATTTTACGTACATCGTCTGCATTAAACCAGGCACAGTTCAAATGCTTCTGTAATCTTTCTGCTAACCACGTCTTGCCGCTTCCAGGTAGACCCATAATTAGTATTTTCATCGCCGCTCCTAGAGGCGACTTTTCTTGACCACCTCTTTAACTAGTTTAACGTCATCTGGTTGACGCTTGAAGCGAAGAGCCCAATGCTTTGGATCGAGTACGTGATAGATCATATTCAGCTGCTCGTCGCTGAACTTATTTAACATTTCTTTACCCGTCTTGCAGTTGAGTAAGAGCCAAGGACTTACCTTGCCATCGCGTATGTGCCAGATAACTCTATTAGGAGCGGCGTACATGAAATAGTGATTCCAGACAGAGTTGTTCTCTTCTGCCCACTCAACCATTGTATTGATTGAACGCTCTAATGCAGTTTCAACACCTTCCTTGCGTATAAGCTCAGTGGCGTAGGCTTCGTACATTTCTTCTCTACACCACTGGTCTAGCTTAACTCCACTGGTTACAACATGGTCGATATACTTTTCTGGATACAATGGCTTGACGTTGTTGATAAAGCTGCCAAACTTTACAAATGCGTTGTAATACTGACTGTTACAGAATTCTTCATAAGTCTTGTCTTTCTTTGCACCTGCACTCAGCTTGTAGAACTGGTTGAATGCATAAAAGCCTAGGCGTACACGTTTTTCGTCCTTCTGTAGAGCCCTGCGCTTCTTTTCGCACACGTGAGAGAACAGTGTCTTTTCTTTGACAAAGCCTTTTTTACAGTATTCACATTTGTAGGGTTTCTCAGAGCTTGACGCCTTCGATGCCATGTTCTTCAGCCAGTTGTTTGAGTTCTTTTGTTGTAGATAGTCTAGCAAGTAGTTCAACCTCGTCTAGTTTCATATTCGGGTAGATGCGTTCAAGAAGTCTGATAGCTTTATCGTTACCTTTCTTCTTCTTAAACCCTAACCATTGATGGAATTCAATTTTGCCAGTTCCTCCGCTAGCACATAGCAAGTGCCACATCAGTTGAGGATGCCCGTTAGTACTACCAACACCGATGTCATTAAAGTTCTTGTTGTAGTACTCGTTAGTCTTCAGAATAGCAAGCTCTTGTGCATCTCTGTTGCCTTTGACACTGCTTACATATCTATTGAGCAACCAGAAGCTGACCTGTTTCTTTTCGTCATCATCTAGTTCTGCCCAGACATTTTTCGCGTTCATGTCAACAGCAGCAAGTATATCTTTAAGTGGTAACTTATTCGCCATCTAGTTTCCTCACAGGACGCTCACAACGATTGCCGTCTTCGTCAAACCACATTGATTTCAAGTCAACAATTTTTTCAGTTAGCATCCTTCTGCGATCTACGTAAAGTACCATTGCAGCGTTTTCGTAGTTGTTGCGAGTTGAGTTATTGTACTGCTCAATTATGCCATTGTAGGATTCGTATTCTGTGGTATTAGCCTGTGTATCGTACGGGCCTTTGGTGAACACTTCAGCAAGTTCGACAATGTTTTCTACACTGTCAAAGTCTATATCTTCGTATTTGTCACTCATTTGTTTCCTCGGATTTGTCATCCTTTACAGTATAATACAGTGTCATTAATCTGTCAAGCTGGTTACGTATTACTTCGTTTTCTTTAGCTAGCCGATTGAGGTACATCCATTCTTCAAACGTTGGATCCATCCTAGGAGTTCCGCCTATTTCCCAACGAGGTATTCGATTGAAGGGAGCATCACGGTACTTTGCATAAACTGTTCCGTCAACTCTTTCGTAAACTAACGCTTCGTTGGGTATTAGGCAGCCCATGTGTACTCCTACATCAATCCTGAGTATTTGATAATTTCACACTGTCTGCTGATATCTTTTACAAAGTATGCACACAGAGGTTCCGGACTGTCGCTTATCGGAACTGCTAACAAATGTCCGTTCTTCATCTTAGGGAAGTACCATTTGACGTCTGAATAAAAGTTTACCAGTTCGACTTCAACAAACTCTGCTCTGAATCCGTTTAGCGGATTCATTAAGAATGCTTCAAAGCCTCTGTCATTTAAACTTGTAAGTGGTAACACTTCGATGTCGTTGCCTGTTTCTGAGCAACCAATAGCCATGCTCCAGTCAACTGGCATTGTGATTTCTCGATTGCCTATTTTTAGCACAACTGCCGGTGAGCTAAAAGATTCTAGAAAGATCAATGGGATCCAAAAGAAGTCTGGGTTCTTGGGGTCCGAATTGTCTAACACTGCAAAACGTACATCGTCTTCCAGTTCATCTGGCAACTTGTCTAGCTTGAAACATTCGTTATCTAGGGTTAAAATACGAATTTTAGTTCTCCTTATGTATCCTATTTTGTCCAGTCCACTTTTTCTATAGTGAAGGGGTATTCTGCGTTTTTATAAAACTTCTTTCGTTCTCTAAGGTGTCGCTTAGCAAACTTACAAGTTGATGTGAGATCCCATATCTGCACAAAGTCCTTGTCTTTTGCTTTACGAACGCCACGTCCAATAGACTGTATTACTCGCACAAAACTCTTGCCTGGCTCTAGTAGCACAAGGTTGAATATACGAGGAATATTAAGACCAACGGCTGCTACACCGTATGTGGCAATGATTACTTCGTTTGTTCCTTCTCGAATTGTATCATAAGTTTCTTTTCGGTCATTGGCTTTTACCGACCCAGAGATGAATGTGCTGCCTGGAATTAGTTCTTGCAACATCTCGCCTGCTGATATCCTGTCAACTAGGATAAGCGTGTTACCTGACTGCTTGACTTGATTCATTACTGATGCAATATAGGCAATCCTGTCGGGATCAGACACAAGGTACTTTAGTTCTGACTGGTAATCGCGGAACACCTGAACGTCCATTAGCTGCAATACATTTACATGACACTTTGACAGAACGCCTTTGTCTTGTAACTCTTTTGCACTTATTTTGCCAATCACAGGACCAAGACTAGCATGAATGCTTTCAAACTCAAATGCTTCCTTAGGTACAGTACCAGTTAGGCCCCAACGGATAGGTGCATTCTTAAGATTCTGTGTTAGAATTCGTTTGAGCACTTCTGCCTTTGCTTGGTGGCAATTTGCTACAACTGTATCATTAGCAATGTAATTGTGATCATTCTTAACGTGTAAGTTGTACACAGTTTCTGGCTTGTTAATAACTGTCTTCTTAACTAATTTCATATAACTTCCTAATTTTGTTTTGTGTACTAGCGTCGAAATTTTCTAAACTCTCAGGAACTCCTTTTGCGATGAGAAAATCCTTATCTGCGATTATGAATACATAATTGTTTTGTTTGCTCCACAAGGCTGCTGCCGCTAGCTTTGCTTTGGTCTTTTTGTCATGTAACAATTCCGCAGGTTTTACTTCAATTAACTGTCGTTTGCTATGATTAACGAAGTCAACTATGTACACGCAGTCAATGTCGTTAAATGTATACGGGATGCGTACGGTTTCGTATTCTGCGTCTTGGTCGAAATATTGGTACAATGCTTCCCACGAGCTCCTGTACATTTTGCCGCTGTACCAAGAATCCCAATGAGTGTTTCTGTTATTAGAGTTCGGAGTAAATGTTCCAGCTAAGATCTTTTCTTTCATTATTTTACTACGATGCTGCCGATCAGCTAACGACATTGTACTTCCGTACATTCCGTTTTTGATGCCCTGATTTGCTAGACTAATTTTTTTCTTAGTTCCGTCTGACACCGGCAACGAATAAGGGTAGTTGCCTTTCATTCCTTTATTCCAAGGTGTTCCGTTATTTAGGTTTTCCTTTATCTTATTGCTGTGTTTTGCTTGACAAGATATGCCACCGTTCTTTGAAGTAACTGCTCTTGCTGTTTTTTCAGCAAGCAATCTAACAGTAATATCGGTGCTATACAAACTGTCAAACTCTTCCTTCCATACAGCATGGCCGGACATTACTCTTTTTTTACACAAGCGAATGTCTCGCTTGGTGGTCATAGTTACTCCGTTAGATAATCTTATTTCGTTTACCGATATACTCTCTGCGCATACCGTTTGGGCAAAACTCTTTAGAATTCTATTAAACTTGTCAATATCAAAACTCTTTGCCATAAACACTTCTCCTTTAGCCGTATGTATTTATGTCAATAATATCTAGATCATCAGTTAGCTGGTCTGCTCTTACCCAGCCTTTGTTAGTTAAAAACTTATGGTTGGCTGTTACTTTAATAGCACTACCGTTGTCAAACTCTAACTCTAGCATATTCTCAGAGTCACTGTTTGACAGATTTTTATGTACTTTAACTATAACGTCTTCTTTATATGTGTTTGTTTCTTCGCATAAGTTAATTATTACGTCATTGACCTCTAAGTGCTTTATAGCAACTTTCCCTGTTGGAGTTGTAACTAATGTGTCGCCGTCAAGACACTCATCTATAATGATAGTAGATACGCCTTCTAGGAACTCAGCAAGGCTCAGTACACCCGATCCGTCTTTGTGTTTCTTGTCGAGGACATTTAGTGACTGCCATGTGCAGATAGTATGTGTCGCACCAAGTTCTTTTCTATCGCCAAAGTACACGCCTACATCAAGACCACAGTTTACATAGTCTTCTTCTGTTTGACTAACTAGGCTCTTGTTAGGCACTACAACAAGACTGCGACCATACGGCTCGGTTAGCTTCGATAATGTAGCTGTGATAATTGTCTTACCAGCGCCTGTTGCAACTTCTTGTAATGCTTGAGGATTGTTAACAAAGTTTTGGATGACTTCTACTTGATAGTCGCGAAGTCGAATGGGCTCCCCTTCTGCTGGGTGTCCCTTTGACCAACAGGTATCTCCCCAAAATTCTTCTGTAACCTTAGGAAAGTTGAAACTGTAAACTTCACGGTTGTCAACTATGTCATCTATTTCAATTCCGTTCTTTTGGAGAACTTCGATAACCCTGTCGAGGTGATTTAAGTAACCGCTGCCGCCGATTCCAAAAAACCCGACTTTGCCGTCCCACCTGCCCAGTTTGTATTGAGGCATGTGTCTAGCATAAGGAACTTCGTACTTTAAGGCGCTTGCACATTTGCGTCGAATGTCAACAGGCAGCCCTTCTAGTTTTATGTTTACTTCGTCTTGTATTATTAGTCTACACGCCATATAGTTTTTCAACAATCCTTTTCTTGCTTTTTCTAACGTTGTTACTGTGCGGGTTTACCCAAGGCGATGCCACAGTGTCATAGTGAACTACTAGATCGCAGTCTGTTGTCCACTGATCGATCTTAGTCTGAACGCGGGTGCTGCCTACTCGAAGAATAGCTTCTGGGTACCAGCCACTCTTGACCAACGGCTTAGGAAGTTTGTCTTTTGACACAAACACAACCTTTGTGTGATCAGTCACAGGCGAGTTCAGTTCGTTGTCTTTCACAAACTTGTTGAAGTCTGGGTCAACGACGTTGTCCATTCTAAACAGCACACTTACTTCGTTATTAGAGGTGCAGTGTTTAAGTATTTTGTACACAGCCCTTACTGAGTCAGGATTAGTCACTATGCACATCACTGGGAACCTCTTGAGCTCAATCAGCGACTCTACAATCTCTTCAATAGTGTAGTCTGCTGGGCTTGTTAGCACCTGCACTGACTCACGTTTGATTAACCTCTTTGTAAGCGATGAACATCTCTCTGTTGACTGCTCTAACAGTTCTTCGTCGAAATACCTAATATCAAATAGAACAGAACGGTCTTTGTACTGAAAGAAGTTCTCGACAGAAGGCTTGCCTAACTTGCTCTCAAGAATTGATTGAGCTTCGGGATGCAGATTTTCCACTACACCTTCTTTTGCGTAGGGAAGATATGCAGTCTTGTTTTTGGTTATGGTCTCAAGTTTTTTGAGATACTCGGTTAGCTCGTTGTCGACCTCAATGCCTTCGCCTTCAAATATTTTTAGAAGCATGAATACAATACGTTCGTTGAACTTGAAGTACTGGCTATTTGAACCAGACGAATGAATAACTTCTTGGGTGTGTTCTTTGACACTGTCAAGTAGTGTTATGATGCGTTTACTAAATGGAAACGTTACTTTGACCCACGGCGAGTTAAGT